GAGAAAGAAGATGACATGCAAGTCCCACAATCGTTTACCGGGCAGATCAAGTACATTGGGATTGATTTTGACGGAACTATCGTGGAGCATCGTTATCCTGAAATTGGCCCACAGAACGGCCCGGCCCTTTACTATCTGAGGAAGTTCATCGACTGCGGTGCCAAGCTGATACTTTGTACGATGCGGAGCGGTGATCAACTGGATGAAGCTGTTTTGTATCTTGAGAAGAATGAGATCGAGCTATATGGGGTGAATGAAAACCCTGACCAGGTAAGCTGGACTGATAGTCCTAAGCCGTGGGCCGATTTATATATTGACGATGCTGCTTTTGGTTGCCCTTTAATTAATAAGGGCCGGATGGCGGCAGACTGGACAATTATAGGCCCGCAGGTGTTGTGGCTTTTGGAAAATCATCATGAGTGATAAACTCGGAACATGGAAAGGGATTTTCAAAGTCCAAGAAGAAACCGGTGAACTAAATCAGGAACTTGGAAAGCTCGCTGTTTTCCCACACGGCAGACATCCAGATGGCAAAGGTGATTTAATCCATCGGGTAACAGATGAAATAGCGGATGTTTTGGCGGCGATAGAGTATTTTGTTGAACAAGGTGGATTGGATAGAGATCGTATTAAACTCAGAAAAAAAGACAAACTTTGTAAATTTAATCACTAGGGCTTAAACGGAATTGTTTGGAACTAATTTCAAATTAAAGGTCAAGACAAATGAGCGTTCAGAAGGTTTTTTGTTGGATATTCTCGAAGGTGTATTCTCATTGGCTGTGGAACGATTTCCATAAAAGCTATGACACGGTAAAATATGTTCGCGGCTGGCGAACAGCTAGAACAGTTTCTAAGGGCGGCCAGGTTCAAACAATAACCCCGCTTTTTAAAATAGGGCGGTATTTTATATGAGCGCCAAAAAGTATATCAGGGACCATGGCCTGCACTCTGTAATTTATGTGGCCAAACGTGCTGGTATCAGCCGGGCATTGCTTCACAAATGGTTTCACACCCGTCCGTTGGTATTCCGGCTTCTGGTGATCGGCTGTAGGGATGAAGATTCTAATAAATCATTCAATGTTAAAATCTTACAATCAGAAAATGAGCGCCTATCTGATCGAGTTAAATTTTTAGAGACAATTCTTGAAGAGGACGCGGTTATTAAAGCAAAAGAAGATGATGAAAGGATATTTGGTAATGGTCAATAAATCAGAAGCTAAAATCACTATGGAAAAATCATTGCTTGAGGCCACCTATCAGATGGCAAGTGAAAGCATTGATCCTGAGAGCTTTGAAAATCTTGAGAAGATAATAAATCAATTATGTCAAAATAGAAATCTTGGTCATTTTAATTTTTTTCCAAGACAAGCGGAGCCTTAAAAATGACGAAACACACACACGGGAATAAAGTATCCAGCAAGATCAGGAAAATCCGTAAAGAGGGTATTCCTCAGAAAGCTGCCGTTGGCAAGGCCCTGGGAATTTTAAAAGGAAAGAAAAAGAAAAGATGATATTTGCTTGTATTCCTGCCCGCGGTGGTTCAGTTGGTGTTCCAGGGAAAAATATGAAATCATTATGGGGTCAGCCTTTGATATATTGGGCAATTGAAGCATGTAAACGTTCTAGGGCAGATTTGGTTTGTGTGAGTACAGATTGCCCAGAGATAGCAAAATTTGCACAAACCAGAGGTGCTGAGGTAGTCATGCGACCCGCGAGGTTAAGCGGGGATAAATCGGCTTCTGAGGATGCCGTTAATCACGCAATAGATAAATTAGGCATTGATCCATATCGGACTTTGTTGGTTCAGTGTACCACGCCTACAGTGAAGTCAGATGATTTGAATGGCATGATCCGAAAGTTGGAAGATTACGAAAGTGTTTTTCTGGCATGGCCCACATCTGCTCTGATCTGGCATGGCGGAAAAAGTTTAAACCATAATTGGATTTCCCGTCCCATGCGACAAGACCGGATGCAATTGGAAGAAGCAGGATGTTACGCATGGCGGGGTATTTCACCTCACAGATTTTTCGGAAGGATAGGTTATTATGTCACTGACGTTGGTATCGACATCGACGATGAACGAGACTTCAAAATCGCGGAAGCACTGGTACCCAAGCATTGTCTTGGATATGGCAAATTCTCACATGGGGGATGTAGCGATAGGAAAAAGGATAATCGACCATTGTGTTGAAAGCGTAAAGTTCCAGTATCGTGATTTATCCATACTCGGGAAGACCGAAACCCGCCATCATAAGAGATTCCGAGAGACGCATTTGGGTGATGCTGAAAGAAAAACGCTGGTGGATTATGCGAAAGAACAAGGGCTAACTGTCGTTATCACGCCGTTTGACGAGATTTCAGTGGACCAGGCCGTTCGACACGGCGCAGATATACTGAAAGTTGGTTCCTGTTCTGCTGATGACTGGCCTTTACTGGAAAAGATAGCCGAAACCGGGTTACCGGTTATTGCCTCTACCGGAGGCATGTTGTGGAAAGAAATGGACCGGCTGTATTATTTTCTTAAAAACCGTAATGTTAAATTTATGCTGATGCATTGTGTGGCTGAATATCCCACACCACCAGAACATATGAATTTGTCGATGATCAGGAAAATGAAAGAACGATATGGTGTCCCGGTAGGGTATTCCGGACATGAGGCAGGATATGTTCCCACTCTTTATGCTGTTTCAGCCGGGGCAGATGTTATTGAAAGGCATATTTCGGATTTTAAAGAATATAAAAACGCTTATTCAATTGATATAGAAAAAATAAGTATGTTTGTTAAATGCCTAGAATTGGCCCGTTCAATAATGACCACTACCGATCCAGAAAGAAAGTGTGAAAACCTGACGGAACTTCAAAGAGACGCAGACGGCACAATGCCACGGGTTAACGCTCCTGTTAAGGAAATGCGGGATGTTGTTCATGAATACGAGGCCATGCTGAGAAAGGCAAAAGTCCCTATTAATGGAACCAGGGAACTTTCTCACCATAGGGGAATGGAAAATATTCTGGAGACAGGGGCTTTTATTATGACTGTCCTCAATACCCAACATTATGCAAAGAAGATCATCTGTCTTTTGCCTGGACAGGCCCACCCGTCACATAAACATTATGAAAAAGATGAAACTTTTCATATTCTTGATGGTGATTTAAAAGTAAATGATTTTGATTTGAGGATAGGTGACACCCACGGCATTGCGGCAGGAGTGTTTCATGAATTTTCTTCATTAACCGGATGTGTGTTTGAAGAAATTTCCACCAATACCAAACCCAATGACAGCGAATATTACGACCAGGAAATCCAGGCGCTTGACCCAACGGAAAGGAAAACTTCACTTGAAGAATAAAACCTTGCTGATAGCTGGTGGTGCTAGATGCATATGGGATGATTGGATGAATATTCCTGTAGAAAATTATGACATTATGGCGATTAATTTCTCGGCTCTATTTTTGGAAGAACGCATTGATCATATTTTTTCTATGCATGCGAATATATTAGGTCCACTCAGAAGATTTTTTTATCAGGATATGGGAGCGGGTAAAAAACAGCCATTGATGCCGGTAACACATTCCTGTGACTCACATGATGGCGTAGATGAGGTATGGAAATTTAATTTAAACGGAGGATCTTCAGGATGCTATGCCGCCGCGGTAGGTGTGGCATTGGGATATGATAAAATTATCCTATGTGGTTGTCCTGCGGATAATACGGGTAACTTTTATGATCCGCCATGGCAAGATGGACTTTTCAAAAAATGTCGACCTGTGTGGGAATTGGCCAATGAGAAATATTTTAAAGGAAAGGTTTTTTCAATGAGTGGCTGGACAAGGAAACTTCTGGGAGGGCCGGAATGAGAACCAATGCTTCAATAAAAGATCATTATGAACAAGGCCATGTCTATACTTCACGGGAAATTGAAGAAGATGCGATATTCAATAGTCTGGAATGGAAAGGATATATCCTGGAAATAGGCTGCGGTAACGGAACTCTGGCGAAAAGAATATATAACGTGCCATCTTCAGAAATCATTATGGCCTGCGATTATGTAAAACACAATTGGCCAGATTACAAACCTGGGACTGGACCACGGTTTTTCCACAAGGGATACAACGAAATGTGCGGAGTTTTTGATATTGTGGTCATGCAGGGCGTGTTAGAACATATGGATAATCCGAAAGAAACATTGAGATATATTAAAGAACATTTCGAACCACAGACAATAATTTCATCTTCCCCTTGCTGGTTTAACCCAAGAGGAATAGTCTTACAGACTTTATACCGGCTTTTCGATTTACCTATCACTCTGGCGGATTTACACTATCTCACTCCAAAAGATATGGAACTCGAAGGCTATAAATTAACATGGAAAGACGTTGATCATAATTGGGCCTTTGGCCAGAAAATGATTGACGATCTTAAGAACCGCCTACCAAAAGTGTTAGAGAACGTTGAGGCGGACGTTGAAAAACTCTTACATTGGCTGAAAGAAGTCCCGCCGCAGGGTCTTGGTGCAACAATCATTTACCATTTGGAGAAAATATAATGGGATTCCCAGTATCAGGCGATCAACGATTTAATCGAACATTAGAGCTATTCGGTACAGCAACCGGATATAGCGAAACCCTTACCGCAACCGGAGCATTGGACGTTCAAATCCCCGTTTCGATCATTAACATTTTAGGAACAGCAACAACCGTTTCCTCATCCTATACATTGGGTACAGGCCCCTATGAGGGGTTTGAGAAGATGATTGTTACTGCTCAAACAGCAACCGATGGAGTTGGCCTAGCCAAGATTACTCTGACCAATGCCGAAGGTGAACCAGCCGTGAATGTTCTTGCACTGGAATTTTCCGGTGTGGCTCTGTTGCGGTGGATTAACGACCGTTGGGTTCCGTTTGCTGGCCTTCAGTCAACCGGCTCCGGCGCAGTATTGGCAACCGTATGAAATCAGTCGCCATTATTGCTATGGGGGCGTCTAACCAGCAATGGTTCAGACGATGTTATCGTGGTGATTCATCTGAATTTTTTCGTAAAACTGTTATGGATAATTTCGGTTTGGCGTTGCGTGGGTATCAGATAGCACCTGAGGAAGAAAATATGCTCAGGGCTATTGCCCAAAAAGCCGGTGAAAGAAAACTATTGCAGGAAATAGGCCCGCCATTTGATGAAGTATGGGCTATCAACCATATGGGTAAAATGTTGAAGGATATTGACCTTATTATTGCAATGGATGACCTCAGGCGTGAAAAGGATCGCTACGAAGGTATGTTGAACGGTGAAGTGCCAATTCTTACTTCAACAGTATATCCTGAATTTAACTGTATTGAATATCCTCTTCGTGAGGTTATCAATGAACTTCATCCAGGCAATGTTTCTTATCTGGGAACCTATCTTCGGAATAGTGTTTCATTTGCCGTAGCCTATGCGATCTATAAAGGTTTCGATCGTATATCACTATATGGCTGTGATTTTTATTACGACACAGGCACAAAAACAGAGGAAGCAAGGGCCAACTGTGAATTCTGGCTTGGATTTGCTCATGCCAGAGGTATAAAAATTGAGATTTCTGAAGGATCAACTACCCTTGATATGAACAAACCACAGAAATTATACGGATATGCAGAACAACCTCAGATACCATTTAACGAAACACAGGATTTAATATGGACCGGAAAAGGATGGACAATTGTCCCTGCTCAAACAGCGGTTAAGCCAGGTAAAAAGAAGAACGGAAGGAAGAAAGCTGGAAAGGTGGCTGAAGCGAATGTTCGACCACTCAAAGCCGCCGAGTGATGAAAACTATGGTATCTATTACTGGCAGAAAGAACTCTTTGACGCCGGATTAATTCATCCCGAAAGATGCCTAATCGCCGCGAATCGTGTGGGAAAAACTGAAACCTGCGCCGCCGAAGTTGCTACCCATATGACAGGTCTATATCCTGACTGGTGGGACGGGCGGAAATTCAATTGCCCTATAAGCGCATGGACTGGTGCCAATACCAATGAGGCTTCACGGGACATTGTGCAACACGCCCTCCTGGGACCGGAGGGCGTTCACGGTACAGGGATGATACCGCGTTCAGACATAGATGATATTAAATACCGACAGGCCGGTGTTCCTAATGTGGTCGATCTTATCAGGGTCAAATCCGATAACGGCGGTTACAGTATAGTTAATCTCAAAACCTATGATCAGGGCTTCCAGAAATGGATGGGAACATCCAAACACATAATTTGGCTTGATGAAGAAAGCCCTATGAAGATTTACACAGAATCCCTCACAAGGCTTCTGGATGTGAACGGTATTTTACTCAACAGTTTTACACCACTTCTAGGGCGAACTCCGGTGGTCAACCGGTTCCTTGAAGGTGGGCCTGGGATTTATGTTAAAAATATCACATGGGATGATGCCCCACATCTGGATGAGGCCGAGAGAGAACGACTAAAAAAGGTATATCCTGAATGGGAACGTGATTCACGGGCCAAGGGTATGCCGATGATGGGTGAAGGGGCAGTGTTTCCGATTTCAGACGAAGATATTCTCTGTGATCCATTTAAAATACCAAAACACTTCTATCTGATATGTGGTATTGATTTTGGTATTCACAAAGATCATCCGGCGGCTGGCGTCTGGTTAGCATGGGATAAAGACGCAGATGTTGTTTATGTGATTGATTGTTACAAAAAATCAGAACATACCACGGTTTACCATGCCGAAGCCATCAAGAGCCGTGGCCAATGGATACCGGTGGCATGGCCTCATGACGGTATGAATCGTGATAAAGGCAAAGCTGGTCCACCGCTTTACAAGCAATATCGTGCAAAAGGAGTAATGATGCTCAAAAGATCAGCACGTTATGATGAAGATGTTGGCGGCACACAGCCAGTTGAACCCATAGTGATTGAAATGCTGGAAAGAATGAAAACCGGAAGGTTTAGGGTATTCAGAACTTGCAATAAATGGATGGAAGAAAAACGTCGGTATCATAGGAAAGAAGGCAGAATTGTCGCAGCCTTTGATGATATAATGGCTGCAACCCGGGTTGGTATGATGGACCTTAGAAAAGCTAGAGTTATTCCGACAACAACTATAATAAGCCATGCGCCGACAAGACCAATTTTAGGAAATCTTCATGGATGATAATTCAGCTATAACAGCCGAAAGAATAGCCCGTAATCTACCAGTAAAAAATCTCAGGGTTTGCAGGGCAGACTCAGCAAACGGTGAAGTCTATTATGCTTATGGACGCGGAATTAATGAAAAACATCAGAAATGCTGGCATGGTGTCTGGTTTTCAGATGCAATGGGTGGCATAGGACAGACTATGGAATTCCACAAAAACGCCAAGGAAAAAGCTATTCGTCAATCATTATATGATCATGCTGTTGTGAGTTTGCTGTGACAGAAATCAGAAAAAGAAAATTCCGCAAAGAACACTGGGATGCGGCAGCTAAATTTGTCAACGATGAATTTAATCGCCGTCTGGAAAACAGAAGGAATCGCGAGAGAATATGGGATGAAATAGATAGACAGATAGAAATGAAACCCCTACCTCTAAAAGAAACTGACAGAAAAGATAAAGATAAAAACTGGTTTCCCAACACAGAATTACCACTTCAGGCCACGGCACTGGAAGTCTTGCAGGCAGATTCCCGGAGGCTGACTTTTCCAAGAAACAGGGAATGGTTTAAACCGCATTCAGAGGTTTCTGATGAATATCTTAAAAAGTGGCAAGCCCGCCGTGAAGCAGAATCTATTATAGGATCAAAACCGATACCAATGAAAATGGATCAGGAGACGGCTGATATAATTGTCAAGGCGACTCTCGATCACTATCACGGATTGTTTAATTTTCGAGATGCCATAGATTATCTGGATGTTGAAGCCATAAAGTACGGCACCTATTCTGGCAGGGTCATGAAAATGGACAGGCCAAGGTTTGAAAATTCATTTCACGGAATAATAGCTTCCAAATTGTCTGGTCCGGCAGTCGTGCCTGTTACCATAAGGCACTATTTTCCTGATGATTCGGCACAATCTGTGATGATGGAGGGTATGTCTTTGAGCCCAGCCGGTATTAGAAGGTTTTTCCAACGTGCCGATGATATAAAAATCGCCGCCTCCAAGGGTGATGGATGGTTAAAAAGCAATGTTATAAATTTGGATATTAAAAAGCCGGAAAATCCGGTAACCATGCTTGAATATGAAGGCGATCTGATTATTCCGCAATCACGGGAATCAATTTTTCTGCCTAATGTTGTTGTCACCGTTGCAGTTTCTGACGGAGGTCCAAAGGTTGTAAGGTTTAGGGAAATAAAAGATAATCGGAGAACTTATTTTTCCGGGGTTTATGAAAAAGAATCTCTAAGTACTCCTTACGGGTCTTCTCCTTTGATGAAAGGCCAACCATTACAGGAAATGGCCTCGCTTATGTTTAATTCTCTAGGTGCTGCCGCTGCTCTATCGGCACAGCCACCGGCTTTATGGGATGCGTCAGAACCAAAATTAATAGCAAATCAAGGTCCGTCTCTTTATCCAGGTGCGAAAATGGCTGTTGATGATCCAACGAAAGCAATTAATGTTATACGCGAATGGAATATTGTTGATATTTCAAATGCACTTGCCGCAATTCTTAAACAATATGAGGATTTAACTGGTATCACGGCTCCGCGCAGAGGCGCACAAACAAAATCACACACCACCGCCTTTGCAGTTGATGTGGAAAATACCCGTGGACTGGTTCGCACAGACGACTATATTCAAAACAAAGAACGTATGTTAAGTTCTGTTCTTGCAATCGAATATGAAATCGCGCGTAAATCTCTGTCAAATACAGCTATTTTTATTGGCGGCGGTGGTTTAGACGGATATATAAAATTATCCACCGCTGATTTACCTGAAAATGTTTCATTCGATGTTGTGGGATCAAGTGGTCCTGCAACGGAGAGGGAAGCAGAACAACAAAAACTTCAACGTCTGATGGCCGCCGCGCAGCTAAGTGCACAATCACAGCAACAGGGCGGCCCAGTGTTGAATTTTGAAGAAGCCATGAGAGAAATATTAGGAGATTCATTTGTCAACGTTGAACGATTTATCACCCAACCTGAAAGTGTACCTGGCCCAACTCAGGGGAACGGAACAATTCAGGGAGCTAATGGCGTCCCTCAGGGACCTGGATGAATTTAAAATCAAACCGTGGCGCAGCGGTTTGACTTCTGAAGATTGGGCTAAAGCGTCCGGGTCTCAGAAGGGTGTATTGCGTATCATTGAAATATTAACCGGAGAAAACCGTGACTGAAGAATCTGCAAAAACCGGGGACAAAGCTCCTCAAGAAAAAACCCTTGACGAACTTTTGACCGATTTTGAAGACCCCAAACCAGAAGGGCAAACGCCCGAAGCCAAACCAAAGCCCGACGAGGGAAAGCTTGATAAAGTTGTTAATTGGATGGAATCACAACAACAGGAACAAGTCAGCAAAGCATTTGAAGATGGAATTGCCGACGCTATTAAAAACCTGAAGTGTGATGAAATCAAAGCTTCTGATCGTGCAATAAAAGGTATGCTTTATACATTAGCCGAAGATAACCCTAAATTTGAAAAAGCTTTTCAAAGCCGCCGTACTAATCCGGCAGCATGGGAACGGTCCCTTGAATGGGCCAAGGCAGAAATGATTAAAGAATATCCTGCATCTACCGATAAGCTCGTTGAGAATATTGAGGCGGCTAAAGCCAGTGCTTCTTCACAGACAAAAACAGAAACGAAAAAATTGGATAATGAATTCTGGAATTCACTTAGTGATGTTCAGTTTCGTGTTGCCAAGTCAGCTTTAGCGGCAGGCAAAGATCCTAAAATTGCCGTTTCTAAACGAGAGTAAAACAAATGTTAACCACAACCACAGAAATAGCGGGTCCAGTCAATGTGGTGTTTCAGCAGACGCTTCTTAGGAATACGAAAGCCAGAGCACCATATTTTGTTGGATCTACTCCCGGTGAAATTTCCGAACATGCCGGGACGTTCACTGCAAAATGGCGTCGGATTGAAAACTTGACGCCTGTAACCACTCCACTTGCGGAATTGACAGGTTCACTTGCCCTGCCAACCCGTGAAGGGGTCCGTCCAACCGTTAATGATCTGACAGCGGTCGTCCAGAAATATGGTAATTTTATCATCTTGAATGAAGAAGTTGATCTGATCAATTTCACTTCTCAGATGGATAAATTGATTGAAATTCTTGGCATCAATGCCGGTCGGTCACTGAATATTCTTCAGAGGGACGAATTGGAAGATAATTCCATTCAGAACTATGCTGGTGCCGTGGCCACATCTACTGATGTGACTGCAAGCCTGGCTACTGACGGAACTGATATTGATCGTATTGTTAATCTTCTGGATGAAGCGTCTGCTGTACGGTTTACGCCTATGACCACAGGATCGACCAACATCAATACCACGCCTATCCTTCCTGCATATCTTGGGATTTGCCATACACATCTGAAACCGCAAATCCGCAGGATGACAAACTTTACTTCGATGGAACAATACGCCGGACAAGTAGAATTATTTGAAGGTGAATTTGGTATTGCTGGTGATGTTCGTTGGGTGGAAACCCCTGAAGCGTCCGTTGATCTGAATTCAGGTGGTGCTACTGCAACAGGACTTCGTGGTGCTACCGCAGTTGATCTATACAAATCAGTTATTTTTGGTATGGATCATCATGGTTCACTTGGTCTTGGTTTTGATCACATCAAGGAAATCTATGTTGCCGGTGACAACCTTCCTGCGGTTCAAGCCATTTCCCATGCCAGAGGTTCTTCAGGAGTGGGCGATCCACTGAATGAAGTTTCTACATTAGGCTGGAAATCATGGCATGCGCCCAAAGTGTTGACCAACGCCACAACGCCGACCGAAGGCGCATGGGGACATACTCTTGTCTCTGGCGCACCAGTACTTTAACCTAACGGGGGGCTAAATACCCCCCTATAACCAAGGAAATATTATGGCTGCATTCCAATATTCGGCGGCAGAAGACCAACTTCCCCCATTAGCAAGATTACGACGTGATGACGGTATTAAACTTTTGAAAGCCCATGGCATTGAAATCCCTGTTTTTGAACGAAATGGCAAGGTTATACCACCCACCAAAGATCAGATTATGCCAATTCTCGAATTGCAAATGTCTATGGGTACTTTCAAGAAAGAGCCAAAATTTCCTGAATTTCTATTGCCCGCGGCTGAAAGAGCCAAACTGAAGAGGAAACATTGTGAAACCTACCAGATTAAAAATCGTGGTCCCAGGGGTGGGCGATGGTGTATCATGGAAGGCGATAACATTATTCTGAAAGATTACACGACTGAAAAAGCTGCGAAGGAGGCTATGACTAATGGCGTTCACCTTTCTACAAGCTGTTAACAAGACTCTTAAACGTGTAGGAGTTATTCACGGTGACGCCGGTGAACTGACAGATTTTGTTGATACTGCGCGTCAACAGAATATTGATGTAGCTAAAGATGTCTGGAATGAAATCATTCATGAATTGTTTACACTGGAATTATTTTCAAGAGGTGTTAGAGAAGGCCAGTTTGTTCTGGTTACTGATGTGCGCGAATATGATCTTGAATCTGACTTTGAGGGAATGGCTGCCGATATTATTCGTAATGAAAGCGAAACACGGATTTTAACGCCGTACCCTGGCGGGTATGTTCAGTTGTGGAGTGACCAGCCAGACCCGTCTGACTTTGAAGGCCAGCCTCTTCATTGGGCTATTAATCCTACATCTAATATGATCCGTGTCGATGTAACTCCACAATCTTCAGAAAGCGGTGATATATATAAATATCTATATATGAAACGGATTTTTCTTTCTGCCATTGGAGATATTTTTCCTTTTTCTGATACTGTAGTCGATTCCCTCGTTCCGGCAACGGCACAGATTTGGACCCGAGATAGAAAAGGTAGAAAATTCTTTGACAGACAAATTTTCCGGGCTTCTTTTAACAGAGCAGTATTTTATTTGACCCAGTCCCGGCCCAGAAAAGAATACGGTCGCCATGCCTAAATTAACTTTTGGAGGTGGTCGCAATCTACAGGCTCGGGTAGTTGATATTGATCCTTCTGAATGCACTGACGGTGAAAACTTTGATTTGTCATTGGCGGATTCTGGATGGAACCGAAGGAAAAGTTTTTCTCTTGTCGGAACTGCAACAAATGCTGCGGAAATACGTGGTTTCGCCCAACTCGTGTCTGAGGATGGCACTATTTCCACTCTGATACAGGCAGGCAATACTGTTTATAGTTGGGATGGAACAACTAACTTTACATCTGTGGGGACCGTTAATAGTTCCTCTCGCCTACGAGGCCACTGGCGAACACAGAATTTTGAACTTGATGGCTATGTGATTATCACTGATCTTGAAAAACTATCTCCGGTAAAAAAATGGACAGGAAGTTCTTTCGTTGATCTTGATCATAATCTGGTTGGTGAATTTAGAGCAAAATATTGTTTTATAGATAATGAAAGAGCGCTTTTTGGCAATTGTTTCAATATTGTTGATTTAAAACATTTGATAGTCGGTTCAAAAAGAGGTGATCCTGAAAATCTATCTGTGTCAGACAGGCCGTCAACTGCATTATCGCAAGAAGATCCGTTTTTCATTCCCATGCAGGATTTTCGTGGCATCAATGGGTTAACGGATGGTTTCGGTATTATTATTATTTCAACCGAACACGGAAGATTATGGAAACTTTCTGGAACAAGTTCAAAAGATTTTGCAATAGATAATCTATTTACAGGGTCTGCGGCGGCAGGACCGGAAGCAATAACTAATGTTGGCAACGACGTTATATTTGGCAGGGTCGGTGTTATAGAATCACTTAGCGGCGTGGATAGGTTCGGTGATGTTGAGGCAGATGATTTATCGCTCTGGATTAAACCTGAAGCAGAAAATGTAAAAAATTGGCGGATTGTTTATGATCCAAGGACACAAAGAATTTTATGTTTTCCTGATGGGGAATCGTTTGTCCATGTTTTACATAAATCTTTATTGGCGACTGAATTAAGTCCGTGGTCGAAATGGACAACCACACATGCTCTGGCTTTTCAGCCTACATTAATATTTCAGATTAAAAATCCAGTTACCGGTCTTGATGCTGTTTTTATGGGCAATGGATCAGGTAACATTTATTTAATTGATGGTGCCGATGACCAGGACGGCGGTACGGATGATATTACGTCTTTTCGTATCAGTACTCTTTTCCGGGGGCAAACAGTAAGTGGTGCGGTTTTTGATATTAAAGGAATGGTTGAATATCCCAAAAACGAAAATACTCATACTCTCGATATAACTTTTCTGCATTCCGGTGAAGAAGTTTTTGATAAATCATTAAGTCTCACACTTCCGGCTGAAGATGGTTCAATTTTTTATGGAGGTTCATTTCATTATGGAGACGGCACACCTTATGGATTTAAATTCAAAGATAGACTTTATCGGCAAACCTTTGATGACGGAGGACTCGGAAACGAACTTCAAATCAAAACCTCAATCACAGGAAGTACCAATTTCCGAATTGACGAAATCAGCTTCACAGGAGAAGAAGAAGACCAAGAACCATAGACGTCGTTCTTTATATCGTAAAAGGATTTTGAAACGAGGGGTTGAATTACATCTGTTCGAAGACAAAGATATAAGATGGTTTTGGCTGGCGTCACAGATGGGCGCTTTTGAAGAACTGGAATTTTCTGATAACCAGGATGAGTTTGTTGAACAAATTTTAAGATTTGTAACAGATATTGTATCTCAGGGCGGATTTGTTTATATAATTTCAGCAAGAAGTACTCGTAGGGAAAATAAAAATGAATTGACACCGATAGGAGTGGTAATTGTGAATTTTTATGAAAATGCTGCATGGCCTCATGTGGTCTGGTTCCCGTGGACAACTGCGAGGAATAAACTTGAAGGTGCAATTTTCTTTATTCAGGAACTGAAAAAACATCTTCCCATTCTTATTATTGCCAGAGAATCAGACGCACATTTTTTCTCGCATCTTTCACGATATGCTCTGCTTTCAAAAGGGTGTAAAATTAACAAGCATTTTGGTGATGAGAACGGTGTTTTATTTAGAGGAGTACAAGTGTAATGCCCCCACTTTTAGCAGCACTCCCCGCTATAGGAGGAGCCTTGGCAGGAGGAGCCGCCATTGTAGGCGGAGCTAAAGCACTATTTGGCGGTGGTGGAACCACGGCTGGTAGAATAGGTTCACAGCCCTTTCAAGCTTTTGCACCACCGTTTAGTTCTATCAGAACACCGTCATTCAATCTTGCTCTTGGCGGCACACCTACCTTATCAAGAACTGGTTTTGATCCTTCTGCATTAGAGGGTCAACTAGTCAGCGATGTACAAGGTATACAAAGTCGATTGCGATCAGCGCTGCCAGCGTCAATAGCAAGATCCCGCGCTGGCGTTCAAACAGGATTGTCGCGATCTGAATCACTCAGGTCTGATATTGCATCATTAAGAGAAGGTCTTGAACCTGGATTTGGCAGATTATCAGAGGAACGGCAACAAGCCATTAGGGACGCCAGAGACGAAGCGGTGGGTAATTTAAGGGAATCTCTATCCCGCAGACGTGTTTTGGGCTCATCATTTGCCGATGATGCAGTGTCGAGAACAGAACTAGCCTTTGGTCGTGAAGCGGGTCTTGCTGCGGCCGAAACATTTCAGCAAGAAGCACTCTTACAAGGCAACCTTCTTGCTCTTGATTCGCAAGCTCTGGGCCAACAATCACAACTTCTTGCTCTTGATATAGGATTAAATGAACAGGAAGCCCGTGTATTCAGTCAGGAAATGGAAGCGTCAAGACTTATTCTTGAAACATTGCAGACAACAATAAATCGGCAACTTCAGGAACTTGGTATCTCCGGTAATATAGCCAACGGACTAAATGCTATAATTTCCGATGCTCTGAGATCAACTACATTGGCGGAAATTGAAACCGGCAGAGCCAGAGGTGAAGCTATTGCAAATATTGGTCCAAGTGCTACTGCTTTCAGCAAAAGCCTTGAAGATATTTTAAAACTCTTTGGTGGAAGTTCAGATGATAATTCTGGAAGTGGTTCAAGACGTGGATAAGGAAAAATAGATGGTTGATGTATTTACAGCGCAGGGATTGGCAAGAGGACAGGCAAGAATCAGACAAGAAGAACGTCAGGTAAGAGAACTTGATTTCAGAGAAGAAGCCCTCGGTTTTCAGGAACGTCAGGTTGGCGTACAGGAACGTCAGGTCAGCTTACAGGAAGAAAAATTCACTCAGACCACTGAACAAAGTCTGAGAAAAGCCAAAACCACCGCCTTTGATAAACTGGTTAATTCTCTCGCCGTTCTGGAACAGATTGGAAAGGCAGGTGAGGGAAGCGAAGAACTTAGAATGATTCGTAACGCTTTAACGGCAAAAGCCAGCGCCTTAGGCAAAGAATTGAAGATATCCCAGGCCGAATTTAGGGCCGAAGTTTTATCAGCACAGATAAAAGCCCGTGAATTGATCGAACTTTCTCAAGGTGAATCATTGGTTGGCGTGACACCAGGCGGCGAACCAGAAACCCTTGTACAGGGAACGCCCAGACAACAGGATATAGTAACAGCACAACTACCTGATGGAACTTTTGCACAATTCCCTGAAAATGCAGTTCCGCCTGGTTCAACGATAGTGTCTTTACAGGCTGGCAAAACAATTTCACCAGAAGGTCAGGTTGTGGATATTACCCCGGAAGGCCCGACTTCGATAGGAAACGTAGTGGCCCCTATTTTAGCCAAAATTGCTGCAGGACAGGAAATTACCAAAGGTGAGAGAAAAGCTCTTGCTGAAGTAAAAGCCAGCGGTCTATTGACACAATTTGCCGCCGGCCAAGGTCTGAGTGTTCCTGAATTATTGGGCAGTCCACAGCCTGAAGAAGGCGAACAACTTAATCCTAATGAACAGGCTATTGTAGATCAATTAAGGGCTTCCGGTATAACACAAGAACAGTTTGATGAATTTGTTACGAAATCTACAGGTTCAAAAGAAAGTATCGCCCGTGTTGCCAAAGCATTGGGGTTAAAAGTGAATGGTCGATAATCCTCTTGATGCCTTAACAGACAATCCTCTTGATTCACTGAAAGATATAAATCCTCTTGATAGTCTTGTTGATGAACCTGATTCAACAATAGCTGCCGCGGTGCAAAAGAACCTTCCTCTCCTTGTTGAAGATGTTGGCGCTGCTGTAGCAGGAGGAAAACGCTTAGTTGGGGTGGCTGGCCGCAGCGCTAATATAGGGCTTGCTAATATTTTTGGGTTGCCGGGGGATATATCAAATCTGTCAGCAGGCGCTATCGGTAGAGGCCTCGAAAGTCCTGATATACCTCAAGGCCGGGGATTTTTCAGACCGCCGTCAGGATTTTTCAGAGCGGTAGAAGAACCTTTACTTGGCAGCGAACAGGTTAAAAAAGTATTCAGACGCCTTACCTTTATTCAAGAAAAATTTGCACCAGAAACACCTACAGAACGTGTCGTATCAAGAACCTTTGAAGAAGCTGGCGCGCTCGTTCCTTTTCTTGGTGTTCAATTAAAATTGGCTCAAAAATTTACACCGTTGACAAAATCCGAAGGTATTGTCGCTACCATACTTAAGGAGACTGCTGAAAACCCTGCATTGGTTTCAGCGGTGGAAACAGCACTTTCGATTACGGCCGGGTTCGGGGCTGGTGTCGCGAGGGAATTGTTTCCTGATTCCCAACTGGCGGAGTTAATTGGTGGTTTAGCAGGGATTCTAGGCCCAATAGGAGCGCAAAAGGCCCTACAGCGTACCCTGAGCGGTGTAACACCCAAACAGGCCGTCCTAGAGACTGCCTCTCAAGGAAAGCCCACACCAGATTTAGCAGGAAATATAAATCTTAATAACTTTGAAACCACAAAACAAGCCAAACAATTAATGCGTCAAACCGCAAAAGATAATAAAGAATTCATTGATGCTCGCCGCGGTGAAATATCCCTTGAAGAAACTAAAATCATGGCACGGGAAGAAATAGCGCGTGACATGAATATCGAATTACGTGAAGTAGGTGAGGCATTAAATGCTGAAGAACTCACTGGTGTTCGAATTATGCTTGCTGAAAGCGCAGAAAATGTTGTTGGCGTGTCAAGAAGGGTGGCTACTGGTGAAGCTAATATCGCAGAAATAGCAGATTTTCAGGCTTTATTATCAAGACATGCGGCATTGCAACAACAAGTTTCAGGAGCCACAACAGAAGCTGGACGAGCATTATCAGCGTTAAGAATAACTACACAAACAGAAAAACAGCGTCTTGCTGCCATTGATCGTTTAATAAAAGAGGGTGGTGGTGAGAAAGGATTGCGGGATATTGCTGATAAAATTACAGCTATTGATGATCCTGCGGCGTTAAATGCATTTGTTCGCGAAACCATGAAACCTTCTTTAGGTGACAAGGTTTTGGAAGTATGGATAAATAATCTTCTTTCTGGTCCGGTAACACATGCAGTTAACATAACATCAAATACACTGACAAGTCTTTGGCAAATCCCGGAAAGGCTTTTGGCCGCCGGATTTAGCAAAGTTGGTTCAAAAGAGATACAATTTTCAGAAATACCAGCACAAATCAAGGGTTGGGTTGAAGGTGCTGTCGATGGTGTAAGGCTTGCCAGGCAATCATTTGTTACAGAACTTCCGACAAGAGGGCAAAGAAAAATAGATGTTGAACGACCGTCCGGTGCTGTCCCAGGTAGAATAGGGCGGGTTGTTCGTATTCCGGGACGGGCGTTGTTGGCGGCGGATGATTTTTTTAAATCCATCGGTTATCGTATGGAATTAAATGCTTTAGCAGCGCGTCAAGCAACCAAAGAAGGTTTAAAAGGTAGAGAATTCGCACAACGTGTTTTTGATTTAAAGCAACGTCCTACAGCGAAAATGATAGATAAAGCTGAGTTCAATGCCGATTATGTGACATTCACCAATGAACTTGGTCCAGCCGGTAAAAGTTTTATTAGTATCGCCCGCGAAGTGCCGGTTGTAAGAGTTATAGCTCCATTCATAAGAACACCGGTAAATATTGTTAAGTTTGCTCTGGCAAGAACACCATTCGCCCCATTAACAAAAGGGTTCAGAGAACAATTAAAACGTGGTGGGGCAGACCGGGAACTTGCATTGGCCAGGGTTTCTCTTGGTACAATGATAGGCGGTGCTACCGCTTATTTTGCTGCACAGGGACTTATGACAGGCGCAGGTCCGTCTGATCCCGATACCCGCCGTGTCTGGCTTATAGACCATCAGCCGTTTTCTGTAAAAGTAGGTGACAGATGGGTGTCATATGGGCGAATAGAACCAGCGGGGATAGTTATGGGACTTGGGGCCGATATGGCAACTGTTTTACCTTTTGCTACAAAAAAAGAAAAAGATGATTTGGTTGCTCAAATCAGTTTTGCCCTTGCCAAAAATCTGACAAATAAAACATTTCTTTCAGGAATATCAGATGCAATCGGAGCGGTTGACGACCCGGATAGAAATGGGGAGGCATATATCAGAAGACTTGCCGGGACAGTAATACCTTCTGTTTCAGCACAATTAACCAGAACAATTGATCCTGTTTTAAGAGATGTCAGACCTGATCCTGAGTTGGAAGGAATTTTCAGCACTGTTCAGGGGATTATCAATGTCATAAAATCCCGCATTCCAGGTTTTTCTGAAGACCTGCCAGCACAAATTGATATATGGGGTGATCCAATTGTCTTTGAAGGTGGCCTCGGCCCGGATGTTATTTCCCCGCTTTATGTAAAAACATGGAAGGATGATTTTCCTACTCAGGAATTGCTTCGTCTGGACGTTATTCCGGGAGCATTAAGAGATACAATAGGCGGCGCAAAGTTAACTAGGGAAGAATTCAAAAATATGAGCGTGATCGCCGGTAAGACTATGCGTGGCCTTATGGAGAATTTTATTAATAGCCCAGGCTATAAAAATTTGCCTGATATAGGAAAAGAAAGTACTTTAAGAGTGATAATGCGGACTTCACGGGATTTTGCACGGGCTTCCATGATGAAAAATGAAGCAATTCGAAATCGTGTGATCAAAGTACAAAAAGAAAAATTAATCGGTAAATAAAATCATCTCTTTTTATATTTATTTGTTCTATTATCTAAACAGGCGATGCACAGTCGGCAGGGATTGCGGCCTTTGCATTTAACAATTTTAAAAGAACCAGTCTCGTAAAGATGACCATTTCTACAATGTGTGTGTGCAAGTATTCGTTCTTTGCTCTTTTGGGCACCATTACCACGACGGAGATTTTCTTTTCTTGTTGTGGGTTCTAAATGGTCTGGGTTCACACAATGACGGACTCTACAAAGATGGTCTAAATCAAGACCATCAGGAATTGTGCCTTTGTAGAATTCGTAAACAATCCTGTGTGATCTGGCAAGTTTTTGATTTTTATGAGTACCAATTTGTATCTGCCCATACCCATGAGAATCTAAGGATGCGGTCCATAACCAACAACCAGAAGGATGATTCTTATTAATCTTTTCTTCTACACGGTCCCATAATGGTCTTTGTTTGATCATTACATATACTTAAATCATCTTGGCATTGGTGTCAAGAAGGAGGCCCAAAATCAGTACGAATCCATATACTTCAGTCACCATTTCTGGTTACAATTTAAACCCGCCCGCAGATGATGGGTCCGAGATCGCCAGCAATCAATTAAAATGGTCAAAACATAAGGATAAAATAGGCGACCCGCTTAAAAATCTGTCAGAATCTATCAATACCAACGTCTTGGCGGCTTTTGCTAAAACCATAAACACCGATCCAGATCAGAATAACGCTGTTGCAGGTTCAACAGCTCTAACATCTTCTGAACTAACTATCGGCGGCGGTTCGATTACGGTTGTTCGATCACACCATACGGTAGACACAGAATCAGATGCTTCTTCTGATGATTTAGATACTATTGTCAATACTGGAACGTCCGCCGGGGCAGTAATTTATCTGAGAGCAGCAAGCACTGCGAGGGCAGTTACGGTTAGATCAGGGCAAGACAATATCTTTTTAAGGGGTGGCAATAAAGGGCTTTCATCCGTCCATTCGCTCGTATTGATGCGGATTGGTACGGATTGGCATGAACCCGGTGCGAAACGACAATTCACAAATATGACAAAAATGAAAGGTGTCGAGAAAGGTTCTTTGAGCGAGGGCGAGGTTGTCGATCTCAAATGGCACACCACACAGGGGGATGCTGGCGAGGGTCAATTTGAATGGCAGGGTTCTAATACAGATATAGATGATGGTGGAACAATCATCCAATTAACAGCAGGGGGTGACGGACGGTTGGTCAGAAAACTACCTTTCCCGGATGAGGTAACACCTCAAATGTTTGGTGTTGGGACAACTGACGCTAGCCGAACCACAGCCCTGAATGCAGCCCTAAACTGGAAAGATACGGCAGTATTCGGGTCATTCACAGTACGGATGCCGGGCACCCCAGACGGTACTGTCACAAGATATATTATAACAGGGACTGGGGCACGAATTTTAGAAATACAAGACGGTACGCGGTTTATAGGATCGGCCCTTGAAGGCACCCAAATTGGGGTTGCCTCTGGATCGACAGCAACTGCTTTAATAGAAGATGATGGTTCAGCAGCTAAGATTGAAATCTATAATATAGTATTCACTGGATTAGGAAACACGTCTTTGACGTCAGGTATTCGCCTGGGTCGCAGAACGACAGACTGGGGTGTAAATGGATCAATGGATAACGTCACTGTTCGCGACATGCCTAATGCCACTGCCTTTGATTTTAAGACTAATGTTATTGCATGTGGAAGACTTTACAGCATAGATACCAAAGATGGTCTTATAAATGCTGCTGGGGCCATTGATTTGCATATTGCAGATTTCCAAGCATTAGGATTTTCTGCCACAGGAATCCAAATGGTCAAAGGAGATCATGTTGATAAAATGGAACTGGAAGCCCCATCAAGCGATGATGCCAAACCAGTTGTGCTTTTAGAAGGTGGCTCTTACGGCAGCAACCTAATTTCTATCCAAGCTGGGCGTACCATAAAAACTATGATTGAGGTTGATCCTGCTGCTGTGGGTGATTTTGTTTTGGCAAATACTTCACTTAAATTCACCGGCAGCGGCTTCTTTGGTGATAGTGCATCCCCTGCTGAAAACGGAACCGCATCAAGCGGAACGTCTGTATCACTTACTGATACAACAAAAGTATGGACAAGAGACCAATGGAAGGGTGCCGCAGTATTCATAACAGCGGGTACCGGGGCCGGACAAGCGCCTGCGCAAATCGTATCAAATACGATTGACACTATTCAGGTGCCATCTGGTTTTTCCCCTGTCCCTGACGCAACGTCAGTATATGCGCTTGATTATTTAATTAAGAAGGTTGGCGGCGGCGGTATTCCATTTTCAAGAAGCATGACACAGTTTGATATTGCTACTGTAAGTGGAACGGTTGTAGATTTAAAAACAGATACACTGATTGTTGGTGCGTCCAATGATGCGATAGCAATTGTAGAAATTCTAAAAGTTACGGCGGTTTTGGATTTTGTGAGCGTGGCTGCTAATTCCTTTGAAGATTTATCCGTGACTGTTAAAGGTGTATTGGGCAGTATGCCTATCACTCTTGGGCTACCTATAATAATAGGCGATTTAATCTATCAAGGATTTTTCGCGTCAACTGATACTGTGACAGTCAGGTGCCATAATGTATCATCAGGAGCAATTAATCCTGGTTCTCAAACTTTTATAATAATGGCTCATGTCTATGCCTGATTATAAAACAATATTGGTGGCAGGTGAATAATGACGATTAAAGAAACCATAGGCAACGCAGGCACGGCAGGGGCCGTGGGCGGCGGAAGCTTGATTTATTGGCTCGACGTACACGCCGCGGGGTTGGCCGTCCTGACGGCTCTTATATCGGCTATAATAGGGGGCGTTTTTTATTGGTTAAGATATCGGGAACAGAGGCGACATAACAAGGCGATTGAAGAACGTGATAAAGGAAATCAATAAATGTTAAAATTTAAAGATGGCGTCCCGTTAAAAGGCCTGAAACCACAAATGTTGAACTGTGTGGATATTTGTAACGACGTATTTCACAAGCAAGGCGCGGACTGCACAATAACGTCTACGACAGACGGCAAACATATGAAGAAATCCCTCCATTACAAAGGCCTGGCAATTGATTTACGAACATGGCACCTCAATGATGTTGAATCGATAGCGGCCAAACTCAGGGACGCATTGGGCAAAGATTTTGATGTTGTGGTTGAGAGTGACCATATTCATGTGGAGCTGGATAGACCTTAATGATAAACTGTTTTATGACATTGGTGGCAAGTCGGGATAACTTTTAACCAATCACATTTCTCATAACTTTCGTGGTGGCCTTTTTGTTTGGAGAATTTAATGACAATCCTAATTCTTAAAATATTCGCAACACTTCTGCTTTGTGCAGTCAGTTTTGGATATTTCCGTTTTCATGGGTATTGGTTTAACTGGTTAGATACCCTCTTTCTGGCGGCTATGAGCGTTCTTCTTTTGTGGCTAATGTGGTGGTGAATCATGGAACCATATAAACCAACCAAAAAGGAACGGCGCAGGGTAATACGCTTGAGCCTTGTATTCGTCGCTATGTGGGTAAGTTACATCCTTTGGAACGGCGGCAACGATCAAACTCATGTGGCTGGCCTTTATGCTCTCTGCGCGTTCGCTGGCGGGATTATTATGTTTTATATCAACGGGTCCAGCAAGGACACGGCCAATTACAACGATGCCCTTGTTAAGATGAAGAACGGGAGCCAGTGATGTTGCTAACAACAATTAAAGCGAAACTCCTGGCCGCTGCCGGAGGCCTGCTTGCAGTTATCGGGATCATATTCGCCGCGTTCATGCGAGGCCGGAAATCAAAGGCAGATGAAGTGCAGGCGGAAACGGCCAAAACCATCATCAAGACAACAAAGAAAGGAAAAGCCATTGAGACAGCTAATCGTAATTCTGGTGCTGCTGTTCGCCGTAACCGGTTGCGCGGGGACACAAGCGATTCTGAATGAATGTATCTGGACAGACATAATTTCACCGACAAACAAAGACGTCGACACAATATCAGACGTGCTTGTTGAACAGATACTTAACCACAACGACAAATATAAAGATTTCTGCAAATGAAATGGGTTATGTTATTTCTCGTCGTCAACGCCAACATTTTAGCAGGGGCTGCGGCCTATCGTGTATGGATACCCTCTGAAACTCCTGAAGTAATTGATCCCATAGACCAGAAAGCGTTAGCCTTGCACAAAGATCACGTATGGTTAGAGCAGCAACATTTAACACTTTCCAAGCAACTTGGACAGTGCAAGGGCCGTGTGATCTGATATGATTAAAGACAATCTCTGGCACCCCGAGAAAAGCAACTGCCTGTTTTGGGCGTGTGTCATGTGGTTTCTGGACGGTGGGCGTATAATGTGTCGTAAGTCTGATTTGTGGCTCGGGGGGTTTCATATACTTTGGCAAAGAAAAGATGGTATTGTTTTTTCCTACACACCTTGGGACGAATCAATTGTCGGATGGAAACGAAGCCTGAAAGAATTGTTCTTCAGTGGATATGTTAAAACACACGAAAAGTCTCGTTAAAGTTTAATTCAATAAGCCATGCGGAAATGGTTTCCCATTTAGCAGTGCATTTAAATTTTCTCGTGACTTTTTGGCTTCTACTTTGCAACCAGGCAACTGATCAAAAACTTCAATTGCTTTTTCTAAGCATATAACCTGTTCATCAAATATTTCTGCCGGACTCATTTTGGCAAGATCTTTCTCGACCTTTTTGGGTTCATACTTTGATTTCTTGTTCTTTTTATTAAAGGGCCACATGTCCGTTCCTTTCTGGCGTTTAAGTTTTAAATGGAAGCTCTTTTACCAAGGCCGCGCTCCCGGTGTAAAGTTTATCGGCAATATAAATAGTGAGCGTTTTCCCTCGGCGGATACAAATGCAGCGATTGCCATTCTCATCGGTAAAGGCAACCCTTTCCTCTTCAATATGCAGCACCACTACTTTATTATCGCTCATCTTAGTTCATGAACTTTTTGGCTCGATGTTCAATTTCTGTTATTACCATTTGAGAAAAATTAGGGTAACTTTTGGAAATTAAAGTTATCTGGCCCGCGAAAACAGACACCAAAACATTTATCGGCAACCCATCAGTAAAACTATTTTGAGCTTCAATCATATTGTCGTGAAAGTCGTCATTCAATTTAAGGATTGCGTCTATTTTATCTTGTTTATTCATATCAGTTGCACCCCGTAAAAGCTATAAACCGGTTTTATCGTTGCTTTAATAGCAACCTTGGCCCTGCGTATATAATGATCTCTTTCCAATGGGGTTAATCTGTTCCAACCGGGCCACCCGTGTTCACTGTCAGAATTACAAATGGCCTGAGCTACATGCAGAATGGTTGTGTCGGTCATTACTTCTCTATCTTTCTTTCCGGGTGGTTGGTGATATCCTTGTCATAACCAATTACTTTGAAACACTGCCCAGTTGAAATAATTGCTTTATGCCCATTACCTTCAAACTCACAATGAAACATGCCGCCCCAAGGAATACCCAACCCACCGCAGACAGGGCAATTAATGCGGTTCTCTCTATCCTCATGGTCATAATGGCCCTCAACACGTTTGAGGACGGCAACCTCCCCGCCAATGACACATTCTAAAAGCTCACCCACTTCTCTTTCAAGGCTTAGTTCACTCATATCAACCTTTCATTCAAATCTGGTTCACCGGCATCGTCATCTTCAAACAGCCATGCCATGATTTTCAGGGCGACCAAGACATCAATGGACTTGCCGGCCTCGATCCGACGAATGGCAGAACGTGATATACCGATCTGTTCAGACAGAGCAGTTTCAGACATGTCGTCAATCGTTCTGGCAACTCTGATCATTTTGGCGATACGCGTCATGGGTCTATCCCCGTTACAGGACCGATCATCCATTTTGGAGGGCAAAGAATTTCTAAGTCCATGGGCCGCCACAGGTGAAGACAATAGGGGTGACAGTTGATATATTCAGACTTCGCCGGATGGTATTGAATAACCGTGTCTTCCTCTCCCCAGAAAAAGTCCTTCACCATGCACATTTCGTTCCATGTCGGGCAGCGATAAAATAAAGACGCCGACACATGTTCCCAACCTTCATCAAAGCTTGCGATTACCATGATATCTCCAGTGCTGCTAGGAAATTTATATGTGGCTCCGGTTGCATCATAACTGGGAAGACCAGGAACCTTTATCCTTTTGGATTTTGGTAATTTAAACGTCATGAATGTGACTTTATAAATTCACGCAATGGTCGTTTAGCCTGATCCATAAGTATACAGAATGCTTTCTTTATCATTTCAGAGGAAATATCTGGATTCTTCATTAGAACTGTCTGCATAATGACATTTCCGGTGATGTTAACAAAGAATGACAGCATACCCAACACACAATTAGATTCGTCTTTGTTAAATTCTTCCTCTATAATTTTTAGCATAGGAAGGCTCAGTTCTTTCATCAGTCTTGCGGAAACACCATTAAGGTCTTCCTTTAGTGATTCTTTATGCAAATCCAGGATATATTCAACTTCATCAATTGGCAGTTTTCGTAAAATAGTGTCTTCAGTCATAGTTATTACCTTTCTGATAAATGTTATCTTGAGTTGTGGTTTTGTTTTATCCAAATTGCCTTATAAGTTCGATTTCAAATTCTTCGCCAAATCCGAAGTGTTTCAAAATCACATCCAGTACCGACGAATAAAGTTTTTCGAATTCTTCCTGTGACATACTTCCAAAGCTGATTGATTTTGGTATTTTATAAATATTCCCACCAAATAAAATTGGGTCGAAATATCCAGCCATTATTTGCATGGTTTTTCTAAAAAGTTCCTCATTCATGAATTTTTCCTGATTTTGGAAAGCAACATTTATCATTCCAAAATATTTCTTGTGAAATTCATAATTTCGCTGTTTCTTAAACTCAGCATAAACCACTGTCCCTGTTTTAACTTTGATTGCCCATTCTGCGGTATCCTGATCGGCAGGAAGAAATGATCCATCATAATTTTTTCTGAGGCGGACTTTCATCTTAACAACTCTGTTCTTTTCCAGAGGCATTTTGCGTTGTCAATTGCATCCAGCGCCCTGTCTTTGCCAAAGAATTTTTCTTCGCTCCCCGCCATGTGTAGAGCACTATGACATCGTCTGCATAATGGTATAGTCCAGTTATCCCCATTTTTCTGTCCAGTCCCGCTTTCTTCGTCTGACATTCCTTCTGGTAACTTCAGAAGATGGTGCGGATCAATATTCAAGGTTGTCATGCAGTTAAAACATGGGAAGGCCCGGACGTTTTTTATATGCTGCTTGTCCCTGACCTTTGTCATCCTGTGAAATCCCCATCTATTGGCGATGAATCGAATGGGTCATTGTCGCCGGGAAATGATCCAATTGTAATTTCGGCTTTCTTTTTTGCTTCAATAGTTTTGAAATACCATCGGGGAACATCTTGTTCAGCCTGTTCCAAAACGGCTTTATTGTCTTTCCATAATCCATCCAGAAATCCTAAAGTATCCTTGTTAGTTAATTTTTTTAACTCTGTCACCAAATCAGTCAATGCCTGTGTCAGCGTATCTTTTGTCATTGGCCCACGCCATTCATTTTTTTGTTCAGTCTTTGTTTGTTTAGCACCCTTTGTCTTTGTTATATTGTCATCTGATTTTGTGGATTGTTGCATTTCATCTGACGTATAAAGACCGCTTAATTCTTGAGGAAACGCTTTTCTCAAAGCAAGCGCCTCGGCACATTTAGCAATCATGACGTCGCCCATATTTACCCACATGTGTGTTACGCCTCCTCCTTTCATTGTTTGTGCGTAAGCATCGAATCTGGCCACTCCCCAACAAGGCGCCTGAAAATCAGAACGCAGGACGCCTATTCTGGCTGATACAGGAGGTTTCTTGGTAAGCCAGACATCGCTCCATATGCCGTCTTCCCCACACCAATATGGCCCATCTTGCCCGGAGTATTTGCCGCTTCTTTCTGCAACAAGACGAAATCCATCAATGCTAGTCTGGATACACATGACATATCGATTGGCGCTTTTATCCCATCGTTTGATGGCGTAAATCTGTCTGGCAAGAGGATCAAGTCCAGTTCTCTGTGCCTGGTACATAAAGAGTTTAAATTCATCATCATTTGCGTCTTTGCAGATAGTACGTTTTATCAGGTCAACTTGATCTTTGGTAAATACCACCGACGTCGTTTCTGGTTTAATTGTTGTTAATGCCTTTGTCATTTTACAACCTTATCTGAGGTTATTTCACAGCCAGGTATAGACCGTATTCCTAATCTTACGTCTTGTTCAGCAAGTCCTTTTGCATATTCTCCAAGCATGACTGGCTGAGTTTTCCAGTAATGCCTCATAAGTTCCACGGGGTTTATGACCTTTACATTCCATATTGTTCTCATGCCTTTGACCTTATCATTGCTAATACGTTTAGCTTTGGCCTTTGAAGCATTGGCTTCCTTAACTAGTTTTTCAGCTTCTTCGCGATCTTCTAGGCTGGACGCTATCAATGCAGTTACAGCTTCTTTTTGTTTGGATTCGGCTTCTTCTCTGGCAATACGGGCTTCTTCGTCTTTCTTCTCCTGTAATAGTTTTTTCCAGGGCAGAAGTGCGTCCTTACAGGCTTTAATGGCTAAATGGGTCTTGCCGGTCGTGGATTTTGTTTTGGCTATCAGAGGGGCATATTTGGCCTGTATAGCATTCTTGGCTTCATTGTGAGGATATGCTTCATATTCGCGAAGTTCATTTGCACGTTTGGCCACATCTTTAGTAAGAACAAGAATTTTTTCCACTGAGTCTGCCAATTTTTGAGTAATGATCGGATCACCGTTGAGAAAATCAATGGCGGTTTGATAAAGATCATTTACTTCTTTTGTGATGCTTTTGAATTCATCTGGTGGGTTGTTATCACCTATTAAAGCTTTTTCGGTCATTGATTCACTTCAACTAAGATTTTGGCAAGTTCTGCGTGAACAAAACCAGCGGGAAAGACTTCACCTGTCCTTTTCAGAATCCCTGCTTCTTCCAGAACTTCAGGGATGCCTTCATTCTCAGACCATCCCTTGAGCCACACATAATCTGGCGTGGTAACAGGGGCACCGAGTCCTTCAAGATTGACAGTAGCGACGGCAAGCCTAGCTCCGGTATCAGGATGAATTATAAGAATAGCCGTTTCACCATTGACATATTGTGCGAATTCGACCAGACCTTCGGTGAAGTGTTTTGCCGGACCAACTTTTAAATTTTGTTTTGACATAATTTTACAGTTCTTCATTCATGAAGATTTTTTAACTTTTACCAGCGCCTCGCGTGCAATGGTGACGGCATCGAATATGCTGTTAAAGGCGTCGTTTATGTTCATTTTATAGATAGCTCCGTCCACTTCTTCACCATCTAGGCTGAAAGATGCTATTGTCTTCAAGGCGCGTGTAATTTCAGTGGTGGCGGAGTGTGAATATTTGGTCATGTTGCTGTACTTTGGTGCTCGGTGTTCAAGAAGCTGTCCATCTGGCCTTGCACCTCTTTGATGTTCATGTGATATTGGTCATCAATCAATTTCTTTCTCTTTTTCAGAAAGTCGATGAAGTGGGCTTTGCCGAATATCTGTTCTGGTAGATCAATGGTTATTTCTGTTTCGAGCAGAAGAACTTCTTCATGCCCCTCGCACATATATTTGGTGGAGTTAAAACTGAGTATGTTAATATCGTTGAAGTTGAATCTCCCGACACCAAGGGTCACATATAGTTTCTTGGTAATTGTTTTTGGTATATAGGGTGTGATCACGACCTTACCCCCGTTTGATAAAAGTGAAGCATGTCGGATTCGTCGGCTTCCATAGTATCGGCCTCAACATGTTCAAGCTCAAAGGCATTTCGTACTTGTTCAAGAACCGGTTCGACTTCATCAGCTTTAATTCCGTCCAAATCGTCGGCGAATAAATCTAGATTGGTGGTGAGGCAGAAGTCGGCGGAGTATTTGTTGAGGTCGCCATAAACAGCATGAAAATTCTTCAGTTTGTCATGGAGGGCCGTCATCATATCATTGATGGCCTCTATGTCTTTGAATATGTTCTGATCGTATCTCATAACCCCACCTCGTTCTTCTTTATTTATTCTCGTCAATCAGCCGCGCGTCTATATCCTTCTGGCGTATATTCGCGTTGGCGGTTTATACGATAAATCCCCGGCCTGACTTTAATGGTTTTATGTGTATCAAAACCTCTCATATGCTCAATATAGACATCATTTTTAACGACAAGATATATTTTAAAGTCGTCATTGGCAGGATAAAATGCCTCAACATTTTCGGCGCTTACGACATGATTATGGCCAGTTTCTGAGTGAGCCAATATATACTGTCCGTTCTCTTTATTGACTGACATCAATTCTTTAGGTAGCACATTAATTTTAGTAATAAGCAGGTCACCTTGTGCCGCTTGGTGATTAAAAGTTTCATACGTCATTTTAAGTCCTTTTTTCTGGTTTATATTCATTAGGGTTAAGCCCATATGTCCATGCGTTGCTCTCTAGTGCCGTGGTCATTTCTGGGGGGACGGGCAGTGCGAAAATTCGTCCAGTGCCACACACTACTTTTAAAAATCTTTCCCGACCAATGTCAGGAATATCAACTTCTAGAAGTTCACCTATTTGCGGGTCTGAGTCTTTATCGATTGTCCGCGCGTTAAGTTTATCAAGAATATTGTGCCAGCCGACAATCTCAGCCGCTGCCCGACGCTGTTCAACATTATCCCATGTCAGGGCAGTTTCAGGCGTTAGTTCTCCCTTGTTCTCTATCCATTCTTTGGGAATACGAATCCCATGCCACGAGTAAACAGAAAAACCATCCCTGTATCGAACTGATGGCCCGTCTTCACAATGCAATAATTTGCGGTCATCGAATCTCAGAATTTCCGGACGGTGTTGAAGAATCGCGATATTTTTGTAAGGAGTCCACCATCCACAATATTTTGCCAGGCTAATTAAGGGATTTAATTTTTTTGTGACCATTACTTTGGCCGCATGAATAAAAAAATCGTAAAATCCGAGCCAATGGGCGTCGTGGCATCCATAAACCTGATCCCAGACCTGATCCCCGACCTGATCCCCGACCTGAGCCCTGACCTGAGCCCCGACCTGATCCCCGACCTGAGCCCTGACCTGATCCCTGACCTGATCCCCGACCTGATCCCAGACCTGATCCCCGACCTGATCCCAGACCTGAGCCCCGACCTGAGCCCTGACCTGATCCCCGACCTGATCCCAGACCTGATCCCAGACCTGAGCCCTGACCTGAGCCCCGACCTGATCCTTGACCTGAGCCCTGACCTGAGCCCTGACCT